TTTCTGTAGCTCCTGTTCTAGGAGGCGAAGAACCACCAAACGCTAAAACTGCCGTATTTGTTTGTCCAGCACCGCCCAGTTCAAATCTAGCAGTATTCATATTTGTACCTTCAGTCCAAGCAGTTCCGTTCCAACTCTCTGCGTCTGCTGAAGCCGCTGTACCTGTATATCCACCAAAAAATATAGTGGCTGTAGAAGTTCCACCAGCTTCACCGTCATTTCTTGCAGTATTATTTTCTGCTACTTCAGTCCAAGAAGTTCCGTTATATTGTTCTACAACATCAGTTACATTAGGATTTTGTCCATCAATAGCAATAGCTGCAGTTTGAATTCCAGCACCAGCTAAATTCCATCTATCTGTATTTAAACTTCCACCAGAAGCCCATGTACCTCCTCCCATTTGAGAAGAAATAGCATCAGTATCTACAATATCAACTTTTAGACCATGAATACCTTTATAAGTCGTCATTTAATTATTCCTTATGGTAAATTGTATTTAACTGGTCTTGGATTTCTTTCTTTTTCTTCATCTGATAAAGCATCCCAATCAGCTTGTGCAGATTCTATTTCTCCATCTACAATAGCTTGTGCTTCTTCTTTTGTTTTAAGTGTTCCGCCAATTTTGCCAATCCATTGATCGCCAAAGATATTGTCATCAACAACCCAAACATTACCAGGATGACCTGCAAGATACATCTGTTTTCTTTCTTCGTGAGTAAAGAAATTTTTACCCCAGTTTTCTTTAACAGTATATTTATATGCCATAGTTTCCTCCTTTTAATTGTTTATACATCATTTTTTAACTCGTTGTTACCTTTTTAAGTGTGTGTGCTACTGTCCATTCTTCTGTTGCACCTGTATAAGGAGGTTCTCCACCAGCATACATTGCGTTTTGAGCTGTGCCTCCTGTTGTACCTCCATCTACTCTAGCAGTAGATAAGTCGCTTACTTCTGTCCAAGCAGTTCCGTTCCATGATTCTGTGTTTGCTTTTGGATGTGGAGAGCCACCATAAATAACTGCTGAAGTTGAAGATTCACCAGCTCCTGATCCATTTTTTCTGTCAGTATTTACTTCTGTACTCTCTGTCCAATTTGTTCCATCCCAAATTTCTGTAGAAGTTCCAAAAACAGATATGACACTTGTATAAGGCGATCCTCTACTTGATAAACTACTTTCATCTCTTGCTGTGTTCATATTATTAGCTTCTGTCCACGATGTGCCGTTATAATTTTCTGTGTCAGTACGAGATGCTGTTGGACTAGGATTATTTCCACCAAAAGCAACTGCTGCCGTTTGTGATCCTGTCATATTAGCATAAGCTCTACCTATATTTAAATCTCCTGATTCTGACCAAGATGATCCATCCCATTCTTCAGTAAGTCCTATGTAACCACTACCAGGAGGTAAATTCTGTCCACCTGTTACAACTCCTGCTGTTTGTGTTCCTGCTGCTGCTGGAGACCAACCACGACCTGAATTAACTTCAGTTGTTTCTGTCCAAGATGTTCCGTTGTAAGACTCTACATAATTACCTGCGTTGTTTGAAGCTCCGCCATAACCACCAACAACAATTCCATTTGTTGCTCCTGCACCAAAACCAGCAGCATTTTTTCTAGCGGTGTTCATTGTACCACCACTAGACCAAGCTCCAACACTTAAAGTAATATATTTAAATTGTCCATCTGATGTATTGTAATATAATTGACCCTCCCAAGCTGACGGATAAGCTGTAGGTAAATCGCTGTCATAGCATTTTACTGCTTGTCCACTTATCTTTTTATAATTAGCCATTACTTATCTTTTAATAGCCAACCATTCGTGTCATCTACAAAGACTAATGTTAATCCTGCTCGTTCTACAGCAACAGTTAAATCTTCAGCAGTACCCATAATTGGTTTGCTATTTCTACCTACAGTTAAATTGTTAGTGTCAAATGTTGCTGCATAATCAACAAAAGTAACCTCATCTCCTAATGACGGAGAAGCAGGTAATGTTGCTGTAAAAGCTCCTGATGTTGTATTGCAAAAATATCCCTCTCCTGCTGCTGCTGTAAATCCTGATGTTTTAATTGTTTGCCAAGATGTACCACCTGCTGCAACACCCCATGATAAAACTCCTGATCCGTCAGTTTTTAAAACTTCGTCAGCATTACCATCTGATGTTGGTAAAGTTAATGTGTAAGTTGCAGACGCAGAGTGTGCTGGTCCTTTAATTGTTACACCATGTGAATTATTTTCACAGTTAAATCTTATTGCACCTGGATTTGTATTTCCTACAAGTTCTGTATATCCAGTTCCATTTGGTGTTAATTGAATGTTTCCGTTTGCTGCATCTACAATCGTTATGTTTCCAGAGTTTGTTCCCTCGTTTGTATCTAAAACTAAATTAAAAGCACCTTTAGAAGTTACAGTAGCTGCTGCTGCTCCTGTTCCTACTACTACTTCTCCAGTTCCTTTTGGTTTAATATCAATACCAACATTAGAGTCGCCACCTGTTGCTTCAAATATTGGATTATTTCCTGTAGCTGCGTTTGTAATGTCAAATTGATTTACTGCTGATGCTGTTGTTTGAAATATAATTTGTTCGTTTCCATTTTCATCTGCAATAAAATGTGCATCATCAATTAAAATGTTAAAAGAATTTGTATCTAAATTTGCTCCTAATTGTGGAGAGCTATCATTTAATAAATCTGATGCAACTGTTGAATCTATAAAATTTACTGTGTTTGCAGATGTGTTAATATCACAAAGTGTAATACTGTCTGATCCGTCATAATATTTAAGTGTGTGTGTTCCTGATGATGAACTATCAACCCATATACTTCCAGCAGCTAAACTGCTTGGAGCTGATGTGCCTAAATTGTGAGTATTTATTGCACCTAATATATTATTTAATTCTGTACGAAATGCACTAAAACCCTGATTTGCTAAACTATAATCTGATACTGTACTCATATTTTACCTATTCTCCTTTTATATCATTAACTTGCAGATTTCAAACCAAAACCTTTTGCAACATAATCAAAAGTTCGGTTTTGTGCCGACCCTGAACTATTGTAAAAAGTAATAGTAAATCCTGTCTTTGTTTTACTTGTTATAGCATAAAAATCTCCAGTTGCCATGTTTTGTGCGGCTATACCTATTGCTGGAGAAGCATAAAAAGCATTATCATAAGTAATTGCTTTTGCACCTGCACCTGATGCTACATCTTCTTCACTTTCAAAACGCTTTTCTAAAACAAGTTTAATTTGCATTTTACTTACTTCTGGTCTTGATTTATTATCATCACTCGTTAATTTCAATCTAAATTTAAAATATCTACCTTTAATCGTAGCTTGTTGTGAAATGTCTGTAAAAGTAGATATGGCATCTAATGAACTTGTACTAGAACCTACCTGTAAAAAAGCATTACATTGTGTACCTGATGATCCATCAAAAGGACCAGGAGCATCGTCAAATAAACTAGCTCCTCTTCCAGCGTCAAATAAATCGTATAAATCGTTTGCTATCATATCAATCGTAGTTTGAAATGTAGCATCGTAAATAGCATCTAAAGAGATCGTATTACCGCCTATATAAAATCCTGATGATTCTATGTTAGCTGTATTGTTTGTTGGATTAGATGTTGTATCTGTACCACCTAAATCAAAGTCTCCCTCTGCACTATCAAAATTACCTACTGTAGAATCAAAAAATGTAATCGTATCTAATGTTGCTATTTCTTCATCATCACTATTCATACCTTTAACACAATTAGTATCAAAAGTTCCGCTAAACGTAGTCTCTTCGTTTATTGTAGATATAGGTGCAGAGTAATGTTCTAATCCTGATATATTACTATAAACAATAGTTTCATTATCTGATTCGTTTCCTAACTTATCTACTGCTTTAATTAAAAAAGCACCTGTTCTAGCATTGATTGTAACACTATTAGATTTTCTTCTTGCTACTTGTATTAAGTTTGTAGAGGCATTCCAACTAGCTCCGCTTGTTACATCCTGATAACGTATAGAGTAAAAACTTATGTCTAAATCATCAACAGGTGTCCATTGTAATTGCAGAGAGTCAGAACCTACTAATGATACTGCTAATGTAGATACGTCTGCTGGTGTTTCTGTTGCACCAACTATTGTTCTTGTATTTGATGTATAAGTTGATGATATTCCTAGTGCATTAATACTTTTAACTCTTACTGTATATTCTACATCATCTACTACATTAAGCATTTCATAATTTAATTGTGTACCTTTACCTAATATCTTAAAATCACTTTCTGATGTTTGTTTAGCTTCTACTTGATAGTATTGCACAAATTGGTCTGTACTAGCTCCTACTAATACATTTAATCTTGTTATTACTGTTCCGTCAGAATACTCTACTAACTCATCTGTTAATGTAACTGATGCTGGTGCTACTACACTAAATGGATTTGGTAATGATGTGCTTGGTGTTGATGCTACTTCTGCTTTTGATGCCCAAGTAAAATGTGAATCTTGGTGTTCAATAAGTGATAAAGTAACTGTGTAATCTTCGTTAAATGTCATGGAAACAACTCTAAAGTTTTTTGAACTAAATCCTAATGAGCTATGTGTTACTGCTACTATATCTGCAATTGCTAAATCATAAGCATCTCCACCACAAGTAATACTTAATTTTAATGCTTCTCTTGATCTTCTTAATATAATCTCTGCCATCTCTTCTGCCTGGTAAGGAGAGGTTAATGTTTTAAAATCAAATCTACCCTCTAATAAAAAACCACCATCAGCAGTTTTCATTGTTGCGTGTTGGTCAGCACTTGTAAGACCACTATCGTCTATTGGAGGAAATTGCACTTCATCAACTTGGTAGTTCCTAGCAGGATTGACAAAGCTACAGATTACTCTGTTATATTTATTACCTTTATCTTCACTTTGTAGTGAGTAACCACCAATAATATCATCTTCTGTTAATGTAATAGAAGCAGAACCAGTTGTCTCAATAATTAAATTATATTTACCCTCTGTAAATGGTAGATAACCTCTGCAACCTTTTAATAGTTCTCTTACATTTTCTAAAACTTTTTGTGATGTATCTAATACTGCATTTGTGTCAAAAATATTTATGTCTGAACCACCTGAATATGGAGTAACATTAGTATCAGCTACAGTTGATGCAGTATAAAAACTTGGAATGTCAATGTCTGTTATTGCTAAACCTTTTCCATATCTTGCGTTAGTTAAATAATCTAATAAACACCATGCTGGGTTAGAAGAAAAAGCTGCTGTCTGTGCAACTGAACTTGAATTATAAGCTACTACTTTCTTACCTTGCACTACCGCTTGAACTTTTGGTATGCCAGAAAAAGCATCTTGATTCCAAGTGAATCTTAAAGCTAAATAAGCAATACCTCTTAATCTATGATTTGATCCCCAACTAGATAATGTTGATAGTAATGTAGATGCAGATTGTGAGTCAGAACCATAATGAGGTTCTACTGTAATTAAACTAGCACTATCTTTGTAAAAATTACCATCTCCACTTCCAACTGTTCTTTGTGTATTATCTGCTAAATCTCCTGACCATGTTATTGCTTTGTCATCAACTCTTATTTCTGTAATATCATTTATTTCTCCCTCTCCTAAAACAATAGCCATATATAAATAAGTATTATCTGTTCCTGACGTTTCCATAAATACTCTTGTTCCACCAACCATTCTTGTACCATAGATAACAGGTATAGAAGCATCGTTAGATTGTTTATTTAATAATATACCTTTTTCAAAATCGTCAAAATCTGTTGTACCAAAATCAGGTATATCTACTTTAGGAGCTAACCAAGAAAACGCTTTAGTAATTATTTTTACTGGTGCTGTTACTATTTTTTTTCCAAGATTTATTGCTGCTTTTACAGGATTCCAACCCATTATGCTCTACCCCACTTTATATCTTGTACTGTTTGAGATGAAAAATTCATACCCACATCAGAACTAAAAAATCT